ATCGGGGTCAACGCAACTACAAGGGCAGAACCCGTTAACCCTACAGCTAGGAATATCCATATTAATGATGATGGATCGGTAGATTGGTTAGCGGTTTACTCCAATGCTAAGTCAGGCATTGAGAAAGTAGATGGGATTGGCTGTGGAATTATGTTGATTAAACAGAGTGTCATTAAGAAGATGGAAAAACCCTACTTCTACTTTGAGCAACTTTTAAACAACAAGATACTAGGCGAGGACATTTACTTTTGCATTAAAGCAAAGGATGCAGGAGTTGATACTTGGGTAGACCACGATCTATCCAAACAGATAAAGCATATTGGGCAGTATGTCTATGGATGGCATAACATCGAACTACCAAAAGATTAGGAAATCATGGCTTACACAAACTTTACCGATCTCAAAGCATCGGTGGCTAACTACTTAGGTCGAACAGACTTAACATCGGTTATCCCCGACTTTATTAGCTTTGCAGAGCTACGCATAGCAAGAGACCTACGCACTCGGCAGATGTTAGAGTCAGCTACAGCATTAACAGTAAGTGGTGATGGCAAAGTAGCCCTACCAACAGATTTCTTAGAGATTCGTGATTTGCATATCCAAGGCAACCCAAGATACCCTATTACCTATATGTCTCCTAGTCTGTTTACTAGGGATGCTCCGGCAGACGAGAGTGGCAAACCAATTTATTACACAATCCTGGCAAGCGAGTTTGAGTTAGCACCAAAGCCAGATACAGCATATACATTGGAGATCCTCTACTATGCTAAACCTACTGTATTGTCTACTGGTAATGCAAGCAATGTATTTCTTGCTAATTATCCAGATGCTCTCCTCTATGCCTCGCTTTTAGAAGCAGAGCCATATTTAATTAACGATGCAAGAAGTCAAACATGGGCAACCCTGTACGACAGAGCAATCAAAAACATATCCGATGCAGACCAAAATAGCGAGTATTCGGGTGTTCCATTACAAATGCGCGTAACCTCACGATAAGGAAATACTATGGCTGAAATGTCAAACTACCTAGAGAACGCACTAATCAATGCAACTCTACGAGCAACAACTTTTACCTCTCCTTCTGTAGTCTATGTTGGTCTTTATACAGCAGACCCAACAGATGCTGGATCAGGAACAGAGGTAAGTGGTGGATCGTATGCTCGACAATCAGTAACTTTTGGCGCACCAAGCAATGGTGTATCTACAAACTCTGCTGCGGTGGAGTTCCCACAATGCACATCGACTTGGGGAACAGTAAGCCATATTGGAATATTGGATGCAAGCACAAGCGGTAATCTGTACTACCATACAGCACTAGACAGTTCTAAAACAATAGAAACAGGAGATGTATTTAAGATCGCAATCGGTAATCTATCAGTTACCTTAGCTTAATATGTCTACTATTGTTACCAGAGCCGGTAAAGGCTCTCCGCTTACCCATGTAGAAGTAGATGCTAATTTTACTAATCTCAACACAGATAAAGTAGAAAAGACTGCTGCAGCCATCACAGGCGGCACAATCGATAACACTACTATCGGTGCTACAACTGCTTCTACAGGTGCGTTTACTACGGCTACAGCCTCTACTTCATTTGCAAGCCCTGTATTTAAAGCCACAAGTTCTGCTGGCGGTGCATTGCAAAATTCAGGTGGAACAAATCAACTTCAATGGGGCGGTGGTGGCGGTAATAATGTAAGTGTAGATGTAGCTATAAACATTAACCCTGCTAACGCACAAGTAGATATTAGCCCTACAGGAACAGGCACAGTAAGGATTAACCCTGCTACTGCTGGCACAATTAACAACACCTCTATCGGTGCTACTACCCCAGCCGCAGGAACATTTACTACATTAACAGGAAACAGTACATCGCAATTTGGTAGAAGTTCTGCCAATTATGCTCAAATAACAGGCGCTGCTTCTGGGTCTGACCCCACTTTTTCTGCACTAGGAAGTGACACAAATATTAACTTTACTTACCTTGCAAAAGGCTCACTTGGTGAACATCGATTTTCCACAAATACTGGCGGTAACACTCAATTTCGTATTACACACACAGGTAGTGCGGCTAACTATTTAACTGTTACAGGTGCGGCAACAGGTGCTGCTCCCGTTCTTTCAGCCCAAGGCTCAGATACAAACATTAACTTAACCTTGACACCAAAAGGTACAGGTACAGTTAAATTTGGCACATATACAGCAGGTATATTAGCTCAAACAGGATATATAACAATTACCGATTCTGGTGGTACATCTCGCAGACTTTTGATAGGATAAAAATTATGGCATTGGAAAAATCAATTGACACAGATTATGGAATTCCAGCAACTTACTGGAATATCGGTGCGGTGCAAGAGGACTTTAAAGGTAAAGGCACAGAAGTAACCTTTTATGGTTACGCATCAAAACAAGCTAGGGATGACGGTAAGCAACCTTTATCTGCTGGTAAAGTTCAGATTGCTGGCGATGATTATGTAGTTGAAGCAGACAGAGCAACTCTGTATGCACTCATTAAACAAAAGCCTGAATTTGAAGGCGCAGAGGACTGCTGATGGCTTTTGCAGACCAATATGTCGTATATGGATATTGGGATACAGGATATTGTGTAGGTGATGTAACACCTACAGAGGCAAGCGCATCTATAGATGGTGTTTGTTCTGTAGTTAGTAGCGCGATTAGACTTCGGCTTGCTGATGCTAGTATTACTAGTACAACTTTAGTAAACTCAAGTTGTATCAGAATAAGAGACTTTAGTGGTTCTATATCTGCTAGTGCAACAATAACAGCAAGTGTAATCAGACAAAGAATAGCAAACTGTCAAATTGTATGTGTAACGACAATTAGTACACTTGGCAATGCAAACTTTTCTGGCAACGCTAGAGTTAGCGCATTAGCCAACATAGCGTGTTATGCAAACGCAGTGTTTTCTGCTTTAGGTTCTGTTTCTAACACTTCTACAGTAAGTTGCCTAGGCAGAATATTAGGCGATAATTGGACAGGCGAGACAGCAGAAACAGAGGCTTGGACAGGTATAGCACCTAGTACGACAGTTTGGACAGTATCATCGGAAGGTTCAGAACCTTGGACAGGAACAACACCAACATCGACTACTTGGACTACAAGTTCTGGTAGCAATAATTCATGGGTAAATAATTAATGGCAATCAGCAGAATAACATTCGGAGAATGGACACCAGATCAGCCAGGCATTACTAATGGTCTCAGGAGAGCAGAAAATGTTTACTCCAAATTAGTTGGGTATGGTGCTATTCCTACTGTTGTAGATTATTCGGCAGCAGCATCAGAAAATCTAAACAATGTGGTAGCAGGAAAAACAACGGCAGGAGCTACGATTGTATTTGCTGGTGGCTCTACAAAACTATTTAAATTAGATTCTGCGGATTTGTCTTTAGACAATGTGTCAAAATCTGGCAACTATACGACACCTACAGATCAACGATGGAAATTTACGCAGTTTGGTAATGTCATTATTGCAGCTAATGGTTTCGATAAATTACAGGGATTTAACTTAAATAGTTCTTCTTTGTTTGCAAATTTAGCAGCAGATGCACCAGAAGCAAGATATGTAACAGTAGTAAGAGACTTTGTAGTATCTGGTTATCAATCTAGTTATCAAAATAGAGTGCAATGGTCAGCATTAGGAGATGAGTCATCTTGGACTAATTCTGCTACCACACAAGCAGACTTCCAAGATATTCCCGATGGTGGATCTGTGGTCGGTGTTACAGGTGGTGAATATGGTCTAGTCTTTATGGATCGTTCTATACATCGAATGTCTTATGTTGGTAGCCCATTGGTATTCCAATTCGACAACATTAGTCGTAACTTAGGATGTTATGAGGCTAACTCCATTATTCAGTATGGTGGAACATCCTTCTTCTTAGGTGATGATGGCTTCTATGCTTGCGATGGACAAAATGTAGTGCCAATTGGTAACGAGAAAGTAAACCGATTCTTTTTTGACAATGTAGACGAAGGTACTTTGTACCTTATGTCGGCAGCAGTAGATCCAACAAAGAAGTTGATTATTTGGGCATATGCCTCTAATAGTTCTGCAACTGCCGATAAACTTTTAATCTACAACTATCAGACTCAGCGTTGGACTAGCGGAACAACTACTGTAGATAGAATCGCATCAACTTCTACACCTGCGGTTACATTAGAAGGTATGAATACATACGGAACATTAGAAACAATCCTTACTAGTTTTGATAGTCGTGTTTGGCTTGGTGGCAGATTACAGTTAGCTGGTGTGGATGGTGCAAAGATTGTTACCTTTTCAGGTGCTAACGCTACAGCTTACATAGAAACAGGTGATATAGAAGTGCCAGGATCTACCTCATCTATTACATTAGTAAAACCTACTGTTGAGGGTGGCTCTGGTAGCGTGGCTTTGCTATCTCGTAGGCTTTTAACAGAGTCCACAGTATTTGGATCACAAACAGCAGCAGATGCCGAAAATAGAGTCGCAGTTCGTGGTGTTGGTCGCTATCATCGTCTACAATTAACCCCTACAGGTAGTTGGACATCAGCAGTCGGAATGGACATAGATTTAAGCCCTCTAGGAACTAGATAATGTTTAGAGCATTACCCCCATTTGGTAGCGATCCTCGTGGAGTAGCCGAGGTAGTCAATGGGATTATGAATGGCAA